CCAGTCGCCGGATCGGTCGTGACGATCGCGTTGGTGACGGTATCGTGCCAGCGAACTAGCTCGGCGGTCTCGTAGCCATCGATCGCGTCCTGGAGCGCGGAAAGCGCATTGAGGTGTCCCTGCGCGAAGAGCGAGTCCAGGTGCTCTGGCGTCGGGATCTCGTCGATGGCTTTGACAAGCTCGTTGGACAGCTGATCCGGTCCAATCGCGTTCGTGAGCATTTGCATCACGCCTGCGCCGTCCTGGATCTTGGTGACGGTAGCGATCTGGGTATAGGGCTTTCCATCGACGGTAATCGACGCGGTGATGGTGCCCGAGTTGGCCGAAAAATGCGCGATGTCGAGCGTGATGGTATTGCCATCGACAACCGGCTGCAGGCCGTTCGTCCACGACCAGGTCACGACGCCAGGCAGGTTCAGGAGCGTGGCCTGGAAGGAGAACGAGGCGGCCGACTGAAGCGACCCATCGGACGCCAGCTTGAAGATGGCCGACGACGGCGTGACAAACATCCCGCGATCGGTCGCGACCGCGTAGCGCGGCACGGTGCTCATGATCAACACGTCGCGGTCATTGACGACAGCCGCCATTAAACGGTCACCTCCAGGGTTGAGCGAAGATTGCTCCAGTCGACCGAGCGCGACGTCACCAGGCCGACCTTCCCTGCCGCAAGGCCGAACCGGTTGCTGTACAGCCTCACGGACTGACCGAGTTCCAGCAGCAGCTGCGACGGCGTGGCATCGAATCGGTACGTGGTGCGCGGCACCTTGACGATGTCGCGGCGCCGGTCGGCTTCGGCCTGCGCGTCGACCAGGCGTAGCAGGCAGGTGTCGATCTGGTCCGGCTCGGCGTCGAGCTTGTAGGTATCCTGCACGGCCGTGTCCACCGACGTCACCGACAGCCACTGCTGGGCATAAAGGTTCTTGTGCGCGTCGGGAAGCGAGGTCTTCAGATTTTTCTGCTCGGTCCAGTTCTGGCAGTAGCCGATCTTGACGGCGGCAGCCACTTCGGTCCGGTTGACGATGGTGATGCTTCGGTCCAGCTGTTGCGAAGGCCGGATCTCGGCGGTGGCCGTGGTCGGGATCGCGAACTGGATCAGGCGCAGTTTCCCGGTCATGGACGGCACGAGCTGGGCGCCGAGGCTGCTGGCAAGCATGCTGGCATGCCACCAGTACGTTGGTGCGGTCCGTCAGGTACAGGCCGACTGGCTGCCGGTGGGCGGCATCGAAGGCGGCGAGTTGCGCCGTGTCGAGATCGTCCGTCGTGAACCTGGTGCTGGCCTTGCCGCGTTGCGTCACCAGGTATTGCACCAGTTGGCTCACGGTGTTGACGTACGCGCCGTTGAATTTCGTACCTTGCGCGCTGCAGGTCACCTGGCCAGGCCCGACTGCCTCGTTGAACACGAAGCGTCCGGTGGCGGCGGACACGGTAACGGCATCGCGCGGCTTGCCGTCCGTGCGCACCTCGATAACCCCTTCGTTCACGCCGTCGCCGAAGGCGTATTCCAGCGTGTTCGGGTTGGTCTGCACTGGCGATATGTTGCTGCATTCGCCGAGCAGCACGGGCACCAGCGCATCCGGATTGGTCGCGTTGCCGCCGATCTTGACGTCGCTCACTGGCGTGTTCAGGCGCTCCAGCTTGTTGGCCAGGCGCAGGGTCAGCCGGTCGCGCGACTTGCACGCGATGTCAATAATCACGCCAGCAAATACCTGCCGGAAGTCGGATCGATCCCAGCGCGCGTCGCCGACAAACGCGCTTATCGGCTGGTTCGCCCAGATGTCGTCCAGCCAGGAATCAAACGCGCCGTCACCGTTGTAGATTTCGATGTCGCCAGCGGCCAGGCTGGCGTCGGAGTCCATCGAGATCGACTCGGTCACCTTCAGCCCGCCAGAGACGATGGCCTGATACGGCGTTGCGGCCGAGCCCGCGTATGCCTTGTTCGAGAGGTAGCGCGTGGTGTCGATGCCGGCACTTTTAACGCCGACTTCGAACAGCATCACGCGCTGCGCGCTGGAGTCACCCAGCCACGCAGCGAATTTCGCATCATTGATCAAGATAGAGTCCTTTTAGAATTACTCGCCGCCCAAGCCGAGTCCGTGGCGGCATTGCGAACGCCCTCCACCACGATTCCCGCCGCTTTCTCGGCGCTTGCCTCGCCCGCCTGGATCAGGTCGCCCGTACGCTTGAGTGCTTCTGCGCGCAGCCCCTTCACCTCTTCACGCAGGGCCTTGACCTCGGCCACCAACGGCGCCATGTCCATGGATCCCATGCGCGAGTAGTCGATCTGGGCGGGCGACTTGGCGTAAATCGGCACATCCTGTCCGGCGAGCGCCGCCGGCAGGTACTGCACGCTTTGAGCGATCGTTGACAAGGTCGCACTCATGTCCGTCAGGGTCGCCGACGAGTCGTTCAGTGCGTCGAGGCTGGCCTGCGCCACGTCGACGGACTGCGCCGCCCACTTGGCCATCTGGTCGTTGGCTTGCATGACGGTCGCCAGGTCGGACGAATACTGCGAATCGCCGCCGTTGATCTTCTGCGACAGTTGCAGGAAGGTCTGTTCGATCGACTGCAGGTTGCCCTGCGCCGTCGCGTCGCCCGCGGCGGCCTGTTGGCGAGTCTGTTCGAACTGCCGGCGCGCCTCCGCGTACTGCTGCATCGGCGTGAGCGTCGACAGGCTTCCCAGCGCGAGACTGTTGTTCAGCCCCTTTGCCGTGGTGGCGAACGACTTCATCTGGTTGACGAAGTTGCCCAGGCTGGTCTTGGCGGCATCCTGCGCGTCCTTGACCTTTTTCGCCGCCTGCACCTGATCGAACAGTGCCTTGTTGCTGTCGTCCAGGGCGTCGCGCTGCTTGGCCAGCAGTTGGGCCGACGTCATCGTCAGCTGGTCCAGCTGGCCCTGCAGAGCCTTGCGCTCGTCCGAGATCTCCTGCGCCGATTTGGTAGCGTCGGCGATGGCCTCGTGCGTGGCAGCGAACGCGCTTTCCAGATTCATCAGGGCGGCGTAGGTCTGCTGCCCTGCCGCGGTGGTCAGGTCCAGCCCTGCCACAACGCCGGCGAACTGCTCGCGCGTCTGCACCCAGCCCAGGTTCATCGACGTCAGCTGCTGGGAGACGTACGCCGCCACCGGTGCCAGTTGCTGGGCCTTCGTCAGGAAGTTGGTGGCGTAGTCGGCCGTCTTCGACTGGAAATCGTCGATGCCGCCCAGCAGGTCAATCAGGCTCTCGCGCGCCGCGATGGACGACACGCCGGTTGCCCCGAAGGTCTTGCCGATCGACTGGAGCGAGGCGTCGACCTTGGCGTAATCCGAGGCCACGCGCACCAGGGTTTCCAGATAGCCCTCGCCCACCTTTTGGAACTGCTGGAGCCCGGCCACGCCGAATTGCGCCATCTGGTCGCCAAGCTTGGAGAATACCGATTCCAGCGCCTTTTGCAGATCGTCGCCTTTCAGCTCCTTCAGGCTGATCTTGCCGATGTCCACGACGAACGTATTCAGCCTGGCCGCAAAGACGTCACCATTCATCCCCAGCAGAACTCCGGCCTGCTTCACGCCGTCTGCCAGCGACTTGATGATCGTGGTGAACTGTTGGTCGGCATCGGCACCGAGCGCGCTGGTCTTCGTGTCGTGCTTGTCCGACCGAAACCAGCCACCGGAGGTCGTGATGTCCGCGTAGGATTTCGCATTCACGCCGTTGGCCAGAATATCGGCCAGCGATGCTTTATCCATCGTGATGCCAGAGTCGTTCAGCGACTGCTTTCCACCGAGGATGCTCGTTCCGATCTTACCGAGTAGATTGCTGACCACCGGGATCTTGGCGACAAGATACGCTGCGGCCATGCCAAGCGGCCCGGCAACCGAAGCCATCGTGGTGAAGGCCGCCAAACCTGCGCCCGCCATACCAGCGACCGCAGTCATCCCGCCCTTCATCAGGGTCGTCGCAAAACCGTTGTTCGTGTTCAGCGACCCGACGTTCGGGTTCGTCACGTCGGTGGTACGCAGCACTTCGCTGGCGAAACTCGTGATATTCGACTGGATGCTTCGGAGGGCCGTGAGCATCCCGGACAGGTAATTGATTTGAGTCGAAGAATTCGAGGCAGACAGCTCGATTGCGCGGGCGATCGACTCCGACTTCGCCGACGAGTCGCCAAGCACCGTGCCGGTGCCCTGCGCTGCTTGTCGCTCCAAAGATACGCTCTGGCCACTACCGCCTACGCTGCCGAACATCTTGGCGCCGACCGCAACTACGGCCGCCAGAGTCGCCGCGCCGGCCGCAAGGTTCAGCGGAAATGGCATTGAGGCGATCGCTTTCACGACTGCGGTAATGCCCCACGCGCTAGCCTGCGTGCCGGCCATCGTGACAGATGTCCCGGTCGCCGAACCTTCCGCCGCAGTCTGGGTAGCCTTGGATGCGACGAATAACCCAGTGAAGGCCGTCAGCAGTCCGGACTTGGTGACCATGTTCTTGATCTCCATCGCCAGTTCAGCGGCGTGGAACACCCGCGAGACCGCCATCATGCTCTGGTATCCACGACTGTGTTCGCCGAAGAAGCCGGCTGCAGCGCTGGCCATGTTGCCGTAGCTATTGAGTTGCTCCTCCGTGTTTCGCTGGTTCAGCTTGTAGACAGTGTCCAAGTACTCCGACTCTGTCTTTTTCCCGTTGAGCAGCAGGAGCGCCGCATTGCCGCGCTCTTCCGCAATCTTCGCTTGGTTCGCGCCGTAGACCTGGAGCAATCTGGTCAACTTGCTCATCGAATCAGCTGCTCCGCCAAGAGCGCCCTTCAGCGACTTGCCGAACGCATCAGCCTTGGTCGGGTCCAGGAACTTGTCCAGGCTTGCCGCTGCCTTTGCTGCGGCTTCCGCATTGGCGCCATCCGCGCGCAGGTTGGCCAGCTCCTTCTCTTTCCCGATGTTGATGTTCAGGTAGGCCAGGCGGGCAGCGTACAGGTCGCGGTCCTTTCCAACAAGGATGCCTTGGAGGTCTGCCTGATTCAGCAGCGCATCGATCGCGGTAGCTTCGCGCTGCATATCCTCTGCCGCGGCTTTTGCCTGCGCCTGGCGTGCCTGTTCGATCTGCTCCTTGGTCTTCCCGATCTCGGCGTTGTGCTCCTTCTGCTTGGCGATCTGGTCGTCCAGCGACTTGACTTGAGCATCGCCGGTGTCGGTGATGCCCTTCATCAGATCATCGTACGATTTCTTGGTCGCGGCTTCGGCGTCGACCGAGTCCTGACCACGGCCGTTGCGCATGTCGTCGACGAACTTCGTGTGCGCCTTGACCAGCTGGTCGTATTTCTCCTTGGCCGCCGCGACTTCCTGCGGATTGCGCGCCTGCGCCTGGGCCGTCGCGATCAACGCGGCTTCCCTGGCAAACGAGATCGCTTCCGCATCGACGTACTCCGCGCGCGCGGCCTCCCTGTCGGCGTAGAACTCGGCATCGGACATGCCGAACTTGGAGTGGTACACGTCGAGCATCTTGGCGCGCGCATCGTAAATCGAGCGTTCGCGATCGAGTGCGGTCTGCTCGACCGTCAGGGCGCCCTGCAGCAGCTGGGCCCGATCATCGTTGCCTTTCGCGGCTTGGGTGTGCGCCTTGATGAGAAGCGCCATATGCTCGTTCACGGCGTCCTGATTGAGCAATTGGCTACCTGGATTAGCCTCCGCGATCTTGGCCAAGTCCTGACCATATTTCTGAATCGCGTCATCCAGTTCGCTCAGGCCCTTTTTCCCAAGCCGCATGTTGTCCTGCTCGATGCGCGAGGCCGCAATGACAGCCTCTTGCTGGACCGTCTGCTTCCTGCCCTGTTCGATGGCCGCCGCATCGGCCTGATTCAGCTTGTCGTAAGCCGCCACCAGATCGAGCACGAGCTTCCTGCGGGTTTCGGCCCAGCTACCAGTCAGCTGATGCTCGGGGTCAGTGACGCCGACAGCCTTCAGGCCATCGTCGAAATTCACGAGCTTTGCGCTTGCCTTGGCCGCGTCCGTTGCCGCAGTGTTTTTCATCCCGACCCTGCCAAGGCCATCGATCACTTCGCCGATGGTCTCTTTCACGCTATTCCAGCCCCGCTGGATGGCGCCGATATTGGCCTGCATTTCCTCGGCGCGCTGCTTCGTCACCTTGGCGAGGGTCTCGGTGGCGAGTGCGGAAGCGGCTTTCTGGTCGCCTTCCTTTTCCAGCGCCCGGATCTGTTCGTAGATCGATTCGGTGAGAAAGTGGTATTGCTCGTCCAGCTTGACGGCCGCTTTCGAAATGGCCTCGGACGAACGGGCCGAGCTCCCCGTCGTTTCGACTGCCAGCGCCTGGAACGCCTCGATCGTCTTGTCGATCGACTGCCCGCCGGAGTGCTCGAGAGCGACAGCGGCGTCGGTGATCATGCCGATCTGCGCGCCGGTGAACTTGCCCGACGCGGCCAGCTCCGTAACCGCCTTCTTGGCCTCGCCGATGCTGCCGCCAGCCGCAACGGCAGCGTGCGCCATTGCATCGAGCGAATCACTGGTCGTGCCAGCGTAATTGCCTGTCGCGATCAGGGCATTGCTCATGGCGCGCTGATCTTCGGCCCCTTTGATCAGGGCCGCGCTGACGCCAACCACTGCGGCGCCCAGCCCCAACGCCGCCAGTCCGGCTGAACTGAACAGCAGTCCCGCCGCCCCGGTTTGTTCACCCAGCACCAGCATCGAACCGCCGAATCGCTTGTAGTTCCCCTGGCTCAGCTCGTGCGCCAGGACCAAAAGTTCGCGTTTGGCCGCGGCTGTCTTGAAGCCGAATCCCTCCACGTGGCCGCCCGCCTCGCTCGCCGCAGCGCCGTGGCCGCGCAGCGCGGCGCTCGTGGCGTCGACGTCCTGACCGAACGATGCCTGGGCGCTATGCATTGCATTGAGGCGGCTGATCAGCACCTCGACCTCGGCGCCAGCCCCGTTCAGGTTCGCCTTGTGCTGCGTGAGCTGCTGGCTGGTCATGCCGAACGTGGCGATCTCTTCCTTTAATTGCCGTACCAGGCGCTGGCCGGCGTCAGTCGCATAACCAGACGACTCGGTGATGCCGGCCATGGAATTGATCATGGACTTGGCCGAGCTGTCGACCACACGCGCGCCCTCGGCCATGTCGGACTTCAATTGCGCGGTATCGGCGGCCATGTTGATGACCAGACCGCCGACGGTTACTGCGCCTGATGGCATATCGGTTTCCTCAAAAAGATCAGCGATGCATGACTTCCAGGGCAGCCGCTTCCATGACTTTCAGGCCCCTGAAAACTTCCGGCCGCTTCTTGCGCGAGACCTGAAGTCCTTCATAGACCACAGGTAGCGCCACTAGGTTGAGCCCGGCACGACGCGGATCCATACCGCCGGTCCACACCCACTGCGTACTCATGGCGAGAAATACCTCGAGGATCAGCCAGTTCTCTGGCATGACCTCGAAGTCCGCAAACTCTTCGTCGCCAGCCCATTTCGTCGTTTCGTCCGTCGCGAGCCCCATCAGGGCGAGGTCGTCGTCCGCGCCAGGGCCGTCAGGCTTACCGCCGCGCGCCCAGAACGCGGCGGCCTCCTTCAGTTTTTTGCGCGGGCGCCGGTTGCGATCTCGGTGATCGCCGTGTTGATCGCACGCAGGATGCTGATACCGTGCGGGCTGCGGGCCGCGGCAAGCAGGCTGTCGCGGTTGAAGTCGATCGGCGTTTTGCTTTCGTCGACGACCTGCTTCCAGCCAGTCATGACTTTCAGGATGTTGTCGACGGCGCGCTCTTTCCACGCGTTGTCCGGCTCGACCGAATCGCCGGCATCCGGTTCCGTCAGCTTTGCGTCGGCCGCCAGCGCCTCCCTCTGGTCGTCGTCGAGCAGCTTGAACGTGCCAGTGAATTCGAATTTGTTGATCTTGCCGCCGTCGGCAGCAACCTCGACCTTGACGGGCCAGTTGATGGTTTGATCTTTGAAGGTGGTGATGATGAACATGGTGATGCCTTTCGCGTGAGATTAAATGTGCCCGTGCCCGCCGCTGCGCCCACGCGAAGGGCGACAGCGGCGGGTCGGTGCTCGGTTGACGGCTTGCGCCGTGATTACAGGAAGGTCAGGGTCAGTTCGTCGTTGCCGGCGCTCGGGACCAGTACGAGGCTGGCCTGGATCATGGCAATGCCGTCCTTGTCCGAATAAGTCGGCTGGGTGATCTGCACCTTGGGTGCGGCGATCGTGACCTGGTTGCCGGCGACGGAGCCGTGAGTGATCGAGAGCGCACCGGTAGCGGCACTCCGCGCCGCCGTCCACCAGTCCTTCGCGGCGACGGTCGTGGCTTCGAACGTGATGGAGCCCGCGGGCTTGCGATCCGTGATGAGCACCTGTTCGATGCCGCCGACCAGGGAGCGGAACGTGACCGCATTCGCCAGATCGAGCGACAGGTCCGACATCACCAGCCCGGCAAAGCCCTGCAGGGTCAGGCCGGTGGTGTTGACGTTGTTGACGACTTGCGGCAGCTGCCAGGCTGTGAACACCACACCGGACGGCGGCGCCGTATCGATGACTGGCGAGTACAGTCCCTGGAACGAGAACTTGAGGGTCGGGATGCCCTGGGCCGACATCGCCAGCGACACGTTGCCACGCGAGCCGGTCATCTTGTGCAGGACGCCGTCCTGATTGAAGTAGTTCGTGACCGACTCGAATGCGCTCGATACCGGGGCGTAGACAACGCTGGTACCGGCCGAAATGGTCTCCGACAGACCACAGCCACGCAACAGCGGGCCGAATGCGGGCGCCATGCCGGCCGTACCGGAGCCCGCCAGCTCGACCTCGATTTCCAACTTGCCGTAGACGGCGCCTGCCAGGTTCTCCGAATTGCCCATATACGGACGAATCAGGTCGCGCGATACCAACTGCGTTTCCATCGGCGTGATGGTAACGCTCTTCACCAGAATCGCGTTAGCGGCTCCGGTAGGAACCGGGTCGGTGCCGTACGTTGCTTCGATCTTGGAAAGGATCGTACGTTTGCGGGTCGACAGGGACATGCTTACTCCGTGGTGATGGTCGATTCAGCCGGCTGCACCGGCGAAAAAAAACCCGCGTCAGCGGGTTCGTCGTTTTGCACCACGGCGTCGGCCGGGGGCTCGGTGCGCGCCACCAGGGTGCGCTCGCCAGTCTTGGGATTGAGCAGGTAACTGCCGCCCAGGTCTGCATTTTCGTCGTTCATGCGATGTCTTCCATAGTTCGGTACTTCAAGTTATAGGTAACCTGCGTGATGCCACAGGCCGGGTTTTCCTCGTCGATGCCGCGAGAGACCGCGCCGACTGCGATGTCGATCACTGTCCCGCCGAGTGTTCGGTCCGCGTATAGCGCAGCATGCGCGGCCGCGCGCGTTGGCTCGGGCGCCATCTTCGGCGCCGGACCGTCCGCGCCGATAAGCAGCGTGACCGACAGGTTCCAATAAACGAAGCCCATACCGACAACAGCATCCGGGAACTCATCGCCGCAATCGAGCACGATGCACGGCTTGTCCTCGAAGCTGTACAGCGCGGCGGTATCGTCGCGGACCGTCAACCCCGCGCCGGCAAGCGCCGCCGTCATCGCCGCGACAATCTGTTCGGTTTTCGTCATGCCGGCTCCCGGTAGTGGACGGTGATATCCATGTGGTTGAAGCAGACTTTCGTGTCCGGATCCTCCAGATCGATGTCGCTCTCGTAAAAGCAGTCGTCCACGAATGTGCCGGCCACGGTCACCTTGCGCTTGCGATCCAGCGCTTTACGCACGCGCTCGACGATGCTCGCCGCCTCGGCCCGCGAGCGCGCCCAGGTCGAGACCTGAAAGGAAGCACGCATCAGACCGGGATTCGTCACCGCACCACGTTCGCTGCGGCCGCCCACTTTCTGGAACGTGACCGATGGATAGACCGGCGGATCGTCCAGCACGTCCGGATAGATTCGCGTGCCCACGAGTGCCGCCAGGTCGGCGGATGCCTGCAGCAGCCCCAGGATTGCCGCGTGCGCGCTCATCGGACGACCTCGGTCAACCTGGCGCCGATCTCTTGTACGACGATGTCGATCGCTTCCCGCGCTTTCGCCTCGATCGCCGGCCGCATGAAGGGGTGAGCGGGCGTGTTGTTGGTCGACGCCGCACGGGCCGCGAGAACGCCGGCCTTGCTGCCTCGCAGGGCCTGGCCGGCCTTGCGATTGATGTGCCCCTTTTCGACCCACAGCGCGTAAAACGCCGCATCGGCGCCGAATCGCTTTTTCTGCGCCGCCGTCAGGTTGCCGGCGACCACGTTAAACACCACCCGCGTCGGTGTGCCTCGACGCTGGGTCACGCGGATCGACGCCTTCAACGCACCGGACAAATCGTTCGGACCGATGGCACCGTTGAAGTTGGCGCGAGCCTGATTGCGGACGACGTTGGCGCCCTGGCGAAGGCCGGAGCGCAAGACATTCTTGACCAGCTTGCCGCTGACACCTTCCATGCGCATTCGCAGGTCAGCCAGCCCCTCGATTTGGAGATCAGCCATCGGATAGCCCTTTCGTGCACATCAGAATGATCCAGTGCCGGTCCGGTTCGAGCACGGCCACGATGTCGTATGCGGTGCTGCCGTGCAGGACGCGCATGCTTGGCAAAGGCAGGACGTTAGGACGGCGCCGTAAAGTGATCTCGGTCTGCACGGCGTTTTGCGTGCCACCCGTCGCGACGAACTGCCGTCCGCTGATGTCGCGAATGCGTGCCCAACTCGTTCCGTCTCCGGGCAGGATATTTGCCCAGGCGTCGATCGGCTTGTTGAGCGCGTCGCGCGTAGTGGACCTCGCCTGCAAAATGACGCGCTTGTCCAGTGCGAACGGCTTGTCGATTACGAGTACGCCACTCATCCGTACACCCGCAGCCCGTCGAGCAGCCGCCCCACGAAGTTGGACTTCACCGTTTCCTTGAACTCCTTGACGAGAGGGTCCCATTGCTCGGCGAGGCGCGCCAGGATGTACAGGCGGGCGCCTGGCGGCACGGTCGTCGCATCGGGGCCATACCCCGCGGTGTAGTCCACGGTCACCGCATTCACGCGCGCGGCCGTCGCCGGCCAGACCTTGCCGCGCGCCGGTACGACATAACCCGGCTCGGTGACCGTGTCGGCGTAGTAATCGTCGGGGCCCAGGGTTTGCTGCTGCTCGTTGGCATCGACGAACATGATGCTTTCGACACTGAACGTGGGCGAGCTCAATCGGATCGCGTCAGGGAACGTCTCCAGCGTGACCCGCATCGGCCGATTGACGAATGCTCGAGCAGTTTCATGCTCGGCCTCCGCCGTAATACCGGCGATCCAGATTGCGAGCTGCGCATCCATGGCCGTATCGCCCTGGTCGATGCGCAAAGTGTCTTTCGCATCCGCCAGGGTCACCGCCATCACGGCCGGCGGCGAGACTTGTCGTGTGGTCATCGGCTATTCCTTTGGGCTACCACCGGGCACGGCAAAGCTGTCGCAGCCGGTCGACGGTCGTTGTAATGCAGTTTTGGCGCACGTCCCGCGCCGCAGTGCGCGGCGTTACCGCGCCAGCGATTCGGCATACGCGACGGCGTCCGGATCGGTGTCGATGGTGCCGGCGAGCGTCTTGGCCTGCTTCGCGTCAATCTCGACGACTTGGTTGACCTTGCCGAGCTCGCAATCCACAAGGACGCGCGCTTTCACTTTTTGGGCTTCTGCCATGTTGGTATCTCCGGTGGAGCGGCCGGCACGGGGCCCGCCGCGATTACGATCAGGTCGCCGAGTTTTGGTACGCCTTGACGGCGCCGCCCACGTCAATGAAGTTGCCCCCCGTGCGCATGAAGGCCACGAAGCCGATTTGGCCGTTCAGGGTGAAGGCCGAATCGGTCATGCGGAACACGGTCAAGTCCATCACGTCGCGAATCACGTACTTGTCGTGCTGGCCGAACGTGATCGACTTGGCATTGGCCGCCATGGTCGGCATGTCCTGGTTGATGTGGATCGGACGACCCATGAGGGTATCCGGCGCACCGCCGTTGACCATCGCATTGGCTTCGTACCCGGGCACGAAGATCGGGCGGTTCTGGTCATCCTTGATCTTGCGGACGACCTTCAACGAGGTGTCGTGCATCTGGTAGCCGACACCCGGCTGGTTGCGGTAAGCGGGGTCGATCGAGTGCTCCAGGTCGACGAAGTCGTCGTAGATGATCGTGCCGGTCTGGCCAGTGGTGCCGGTCTTGCCAACACTCACCCCTGTCAGCAGTCCGCGCGGCTGGCCGGAGCCGGAGCCGGTCGTGAAGTGCTGGTTCTGGATGCGGCCCAGGCGCATCGCCAGCAGGTACTGCACGTAGGCCTCGATGTCGATGAACGTGTCCTGCACCAGTTCGAACGGCAGCGCGATCGATTTCGACGAGTACTTGAAGACGTCCAGGGTAATGTTCGAGAAAGCGGTGTTCAGCGCCGACGCAGTGGCGTTTTGGCCGACGATCTCGCCGACTTCAGTCGTCGGGTCTGCGGCTGGGAAGTTCATCGTGGCGCCGGAACCGGTGCGGATCACCTTGGCCAGACCGCGCATGCCGCCGAAGGCCTTCATGGCGATCTCGAGCTGGCGGTAATACTCGGGCGAGACCGTGTAGCCGCCTTCCGAGTTCGTCGTGGTCGACATCGCCGCGCGGATATCGGGCGTTTGGCGCGCCAGCATGCGCTTGCGGTCTTCGTCTGCCATGGCGTTGATGCCGCCGGTCAGGAAGGCTCGCAGGGCCTTGGCCTCTTCGCCCTGCTTGCCCGGTTCGCGTGTCGCCGCGTTCAGTGCAGCTTCGTGTGCGGCGGCAGGGTTGGCGTCCAGCGCCAGGCGAGCCATCTTCTGCTCGCGCGCGATCTCGTCGTCGATCGCCTCGACCTGGGCCAGGTACTGGTCCAGCTTCTCGGCCTCGGCCGCCGGCATGCGTTGGTCGGCGGGGTACTTGTTGTTCAGGTCGTTGGCCTGTTTGGCTGCTGCATCGCGCTGGGCGCGCAGCTGTGCGAGCTTGCTCATTTGGTGAGTGCCTTTCGGTGATTGGTCCGCTCTCGCGGCCGGTTGGGGCAAAAAAAGGCCGCACACAGGCGGCCGGTCTAGTGGCGCGAGAGCGTCAGCTATCGGTTGAGGCGTGCCAGCATGGAGATACGCTGCTGCTGGCGTGCGCGATGTTCTGCGGTGGCGGCCGGGTCGGGTTGTTCGGGCTCCGGCGGCGTGACTTTCGGTGCTTTGGCATAAGCGCTCATGTTCCAGGATGCCTCGGCCTTCTTGCCGGCGGCGACGCGGTCGATCAGTCCCGCGGCGACGGCCTCCTCGGCCGTGTACCAGGTTTCCGCGTCCATCGCGGCACGGACGTCGTCGACGGCCATACCGCTTTTCTTCGCGTATTGCGCGGCCAGGCTGCTATCGATCTTCGACAACAGCGCCGCGGTGGCGGTGAGATCGTTGGCATTACCCATCGCCCAGGTCCACGCGTTGTGGATCATGTAGAAGCCGCCTTCGGAGATCTCGACCTCGTCGGCCGCAGTGGCGATCACGGTCGCGGCGCTGGCGGCATAACCGTCGACGTGCGCGATGACCTTGGCGCCCGTGTCACGGATAGCCTGGCAGATAGCCTGTGCTGCAAATACGTCGCCGCCTGGACTGTTGATGCGCAGGCGCACGGTACCGCTCTTGATGTCACGAATCGTCGGCACCAGGGTTTCGGCCGACACGCCGCCCCACCAGTAAGCGGTTTCGTCATCCGCCACGATGGCGTCGTAGATGTAAATCTCGGTCTCGTCGCCCTGCACTACGATCCTGGACTGGGGAAGTCGTTCAGGTCGATTCTTGTTGCTTGCCAGGAGCTTGATCAGGTTCGGCATTCTTGCCTCCATTCGGATTCATTTTCAGGTCGGGATTCGGCGGCATGTTTTCCTGCCGACGCACTTCGTCGGCCGTCATGAATGGCATCTCGCCGGCGCGGCCCAACGCAACGCGGTAGGCCGCGAACCGCGCCGCCGTGTCGCCGCGTTCGAGCTCGGCCGTGTTGTGCGCCACGAAGTAGCGCTCGCGGACCGGCCACAGCTTCCGGTTGAACTCCTGGCGGATGTCCGTGAGGCGATCCATCAGGGTGTAGCGCACGTAATTGCCGCCTTGCTCGGCCATGCCGGAGCCCCAAGAGCTGTTCTTCTCCGTGTGGCCGACCAGATGCGGCGGCACGCCGAAGATGCGGCAGATTTCCTCGACGCCGAACAGGCGGGTGGCCAGGATCTCGGCATCGCGCGCGTTCACGCTCAGTTGTGCCGGCTCTAGGCCATTTGTCAGGATCAATGGGCTGCGCGCGCCGGCCCGACGCGCCTGCAGCGAGACGCGCAACTGCTCCAACTGCTCCTTGTTCAGGTTCGACGACGTCTTGAGGGCGTAGTCGAAGTTCGCGCCATCGGTAAAAAACTTTCCGGCGTACCCGTCGCCTGCCAGTGCTGTGCCGATCTGCTCACGCGCGGCATACGTGATCGGGCTCGGGCTGCGCATCAGATCATCGTCGTAGCCGAGGCTGGGCAAGTGGATGATATCCGCCTGGTCCAGCACGTAGGCCTCGCCGATGACCGGCTGCACGCGCCAGTAGCGCCGTCCGGCGTCGTCGCGCAATGGCGTGACGCGCAGCGGATGCAACGGTCGCCAGCCGGTCACCCTTGAACTGCTGTAGTGCGGGCGCAGCAGCTCGGCGTAGCCATCGCCGTAGAACAGCTGCCCGCCAATCAGGAGCTTCCAAGCCGTCGAGGCGGTCATATCCGGATTGGCCTGCTCGTTCAGCATCCACCAGTATGGGTGGCCGGGCGCCAGCTTCTTCGCATCGTCCTCGCGCTCGTAGACCTCGAATGGCAAGCTGGCGATCGAGCCGGCCAGCCGCTGCACGCAGGCGTACACCGTGGAGACACGCATGGCGGTCTCGGGCGTCACCGCTACGCCCGCCGACGACATCGAGACGAGGCCCAGTATGCTGGCCAGTTCGTTCGCGGCCAGATTCGTCGTCGTCGCGTTCTCCATTGCCGCGTTCACACCAGCGCGG